ACCGTGTTCCCGTCTTTGTCTTTGGCCGAGGCCCACAGCTCCCCGAACCTGGCCAGAGGGAAGTAAGGACCCTCTACCCTGCCGGACTCGAACTGCTTACGCAGCAGATCCATCAGCCGGACCTTCGATTTGTCGTCGGCTTCTGTCTTCGCGATGCGATCCCGCAGGGCTTTCTCCACGCGGGTGCGCTGCTTCAGGTATTCGTTACGTACTTCTACGTAGATCTCCTGGCCCTCTGTGTCCAGTTTATCCCACCACTTCTTGAGGATGCGGTAGTCGCTCATGCGCTTGACTTCTGCCTTGCGCTGCTCCGGAGTCATCTTCCCGGTGCGCAGAGGTTTATATGCAAGAGAAGGATCAACTCCTGATAAAGTGGCACCGTGCATCAGCTCACCCATGAGGGTGGCCATCTCTTTGAATTTACTGACGTAGTCGCTCCAGCGCTTGCTGACTTCCCCTTGCTTGATCAGCAGCTCGTTGTGCCGGCCGTCCATTCTGTTGGCATTTCTGATATAACGTGAGACAGAAGGCATCGCCGTTTTGGATACGAAGTCGGACAGGTGCCGACGAGGGATGACTGACAGGAACTTCTGGATGTTGCCAGCGTTCTTGCCGTGCGCCATGCTCGCAAGCTTGGCCTTGATACCCCGGGCATCTGCCGGAGCCTGCTTGGCGATGTCCTCTTGCGTGGCCGCTAGTTTCTGCAGCTGGGCCAGAGGGTTAGTCGGTTCTGCGACCGCATTGATGTCCTCTCCCAGCCGCAGCAAGATGCTGCCGTCAGGAGCATTTCGTGTGGTGAGATTCGCAGATTCCGATATGGAAATTGCACGGGCTTCTGCAGCAGAATCAGTTACTTGTCCCTGAGAAGGATCGTACTCATTATTTGAGTGCCGGTCCCAGGACATATAAACGGTGTTCGGGGTACGGGATACTGCCTTGAACCCCTGCATCGCGAAGACATACGGCATTGCCGTATTGACCGTGGAGATACGACGGCCGCCCTGCTCGATAGCCAAGCGGAGTGCGGCCTGCGCCACGCCTTCCATCGAGGACTTGCCATTCTTGAAGATGGATACGACCTCGTCCCCATCCAAAGCAAACCCAGCCATGCCGTCAGGCGTCATGAAGTTCCTTGTAATCTCGTACTGCTCTTCCGAGAATACCTGCTCTGCGTTGCCTGCTTTCGCTGCAGCCCTGAAAACCTGGCCGGTCTTGGCGTTGTGCGCCAGCTGCAAGAAGGTGGGTGCCGGCAGGCCTGCGCGCTCAAGGGTGTTCTTCGCCTTGATCGCAGGCTTGTGCACCTGCACCACCATCGCGCCGTTTACAGTGCGGTCAGTGCCTTTTGGTACTTGTTGGGAGTAAGCCCCTTTGACAAGCTCGGCAATCTGTCTTGCTGCTGCGGCATGGACGAGCTGCTGCCGCGCTTCCCTTGCAAGACCTGGTCCACGTCCTTGCTGGCTGGTAGGCCCGCCGGGGGCTCCCACGCCTGCTGCATTTCGTCTGTTGACAGCCCGGGATCTTGCGCCCGCAACTCTTTGTTTAGAGATGCCGTGCTGCTCCGCGAGCTTCCCGAACTCGATTGAGTAGTCTGTTGGTTTCGATCTTTCATTGCCGACTCCGTTGTTAATGTAGAGTTCTTTCTCAGGATACCACAGAAGTGCCTGCATTGATGCAGAGTTCAAATCCATGCCGCGGTCTTTCAATTTGGTGAGTGTGTCAGCCACAACTTCCCTGATCCATGCGCGCTCGCCGCCGTTCCTCGGCGCCACTACTGGTTCGTGGAGTGCGTTGTCGTAGTTCTTCGCAGCCTTGTTGATCTCTGACTTGTCCTTGAACCCGCCTCGTCTATACTCGTTGTGGGTTTCCGTTGCGAACGCGCGCAGCTTTGCGTCGTTCGTCTGGAGATCGGAGTCCGCCGGCAGGAGTTCCCGCAGCTTACCGGCCTGCAGATCAGCCTTGCCTTCGGGTGCCAGGTTGCCTACGATCCTGCCCCAGGTGCGCATCCACCAGCGATCCATCGTCAGAGGAGAGTAGTTCCCGCTCAGGTTCTGGAAGAATGCCTGCCCTACCTTTGGCCCGAAGATAGCACTGCCGTACACGACAGTGTCCTTGTTCTCGCCAGACACATTGAGACCCAGCAGATCCAGCTCAGCCACGGTGAACTGAGTGTGGAGGAATTCATTCAGTCTGTTGTTGCCCCACTTCGTAGCCAGGTCATTGTACAGCTGGAATCCTTTCTTCATGGCACCGGACTCTGCGCCCTCGCCAAAGATCTCAAACTTGCCGTGCTTCTTGTAGTAGGCGTACGCCTTCTCTGTCAGCTCTGTGTTCTTGGCAACTGTCTGCCCGTTCGATAAGATTGCCATGCCCACTAAGAATGCGTTCCTCGCATTGGCATCTGTTTCCAATTCTGGATGCATCAGAGCAGCGATCGACATTGCATCGCCCAGTGTGTCTGAGTACCAGTTGCCGGCATGGCCGGAGCGCTTCATAGCAGCTTCCGTTTCCTGTGCCAAAACCTCGGAGATTATCTGCTTGTTCCGAGGAGTTGTATCATCTAGTTTCTTGCCACGGTTTGCCTTGCGCGCACGCTTGCTCAGGTACTGAGCGAACGAGCGAGTGTTGACCTTCGCAGGCAGGCCAGGCAGCTTGCCGCCTTTGTCAATTGCTTTAGCCATCGATAGCGCAGACGCTACTTCCTGCACGACATTGCCTGCAGCCAGGCGGAGGGTGCCGGCGCGGAACTTGGATACGTCTCCACCTTGGGATTCGATATCCGCTATCATGCTTTGCTGTTCTTCCTGAAGTTCTGCGATGTAGTTTGCCACAGCTTTCGGGGCAGCCACGTCCCCAGCCATTCCACCCTGAGTCAGCTCAGTGTAGATATCTTTGATCGCAGCAGCATCGTCCCGGTCAAGGACTTTCCCTGCTTTGCGTATGCACTTTGACAGACTCACTGTATTACCTCCATCGCTGCCATTACTATGGCGATTATTTCTTCATCTTCCCTTTTGAGCTGTGCTCTAAGGTCGTCTAATTTATCAGGCGTTACCGTATAATGCTTTGTTCCTTGCAGCCCACCCTTCTGGCCCCCGCCTCCCGGCTTCGTTACGACCGTGAACAATCTCAAGTGGCCCCTCGCCGCGGCTACTGCAAGCGGGCTATCGAGTACTCCCTGAGTCGCCAATGTTATTGGACTGATACCCATCAGGGCTGCCTCGTCATTGTGGTAGAAGTTACACCATCCCCCGTGAATACGACAGAGACGCTGCCACCGGAGCTGTCCAACCCTGTCGGTGTTATTGTGACGGTCTCGTCTATGTTGAATCCCATGGCCGTGTATACATCTTTCATCAGATCGGTCGTCATGGCGCCATCCACATTCACAACTGCTGTGCCATTTGACTGGTCGTCTACAAGCCCGCCGCTGCCAGTAATGTGCACGTTGCCGGTGGTCACCGTGCTGTCGACTACAATGCGGCTAGAATTGTAGTCAAGACATATCGGATGCCCGCCTGTCGAGTTGGTGAATTTGATGGGGCCGTTCCAGTCTCGTATAGCGATACCGCCCTGAGATGTGGACATGTCGATTTCCGAATGCACTTCCGGCGCCTCTGCGTAGCATTGGAGAATCAAGGATGGCTGGGCTCCTATCGGCCGGATGTACCCTGATATGGCGCACTGGAAGGCGATGCCGGAGAAGCCCGCGAAATCAGATATCAACGACTCGCGGATAATGATAGGCCCATCCGCGGTACCTGTTATCGTAACCTCGATGAACTGACTTTGGTCTGTGCTGCATCCAGCCGTCAACGTTATCTGGGTCTTCTGTGCCTGGTGCCCCTGCATGGTGTATCCGTCTATGTTCTCGGTCGCACCTATCGTGAGGTCTCCAGTGACGTGGAGTATTTCTATGTTTCTCCCTGCCGCGATCACGAGTGCGTCGGCCAAGTTGTTCGACGGGGTGTCGACCGTCCCTACAGGGAACGCAGTGCCGGCAGCACCGTCGTTGACATCGATGTGTACTTGATTGCCGTATATGAGTGTCTGCGTGTTGAGTAACACCTCAGCCAAATCATCCTCAACCCCAGTCAAACCAGATATCGTTGCAGACGAGCTGGATGTACGTACAACCTGAGTGAATGCGGTGGGGAACACCGGAGAGATGGTTGCATCAACGTCGTCAACTGCAACCAAGTTACCACCTGCGATATTGCACTGGACTATGTTCCATATCTTATAGTCATCACCTATTTCGAAAGTATTGCCGTTGCCTGCGCGCAATACGCGACATCTTAGCTGGGTTTCCGACACAACCTCGAGGACTTCAGTGATTGATTCGTCGCTAAAGTTGATGACGACAGCACCGCGAGTGACCAGGTCGGCCTCGAAGGTGGCAATGTTGTCGATGAGTATCGTGCCACCTGTGTCTTGAGTAGTGACTGTACCACTACTGGTAGGCGTTAATCTGGATTGAAACGCAACCTGGGAGTACTGCAACGTACTGGTGATGCCCACGGAAACACCGCCACCCAGGTCCTCTTTACCTGCGGAGTCGATAAGTGGGTCGTCGTCCATGTTATCGAGCGAGTCATCGTTTTCAGATGCCTGCTGAGTATTGGACTTCAACGTGTCATGGAGATCCTGAATCGTAATCTCGGAAGAGGTGTCCGCGACCTCTATAAGTCGCGGACCCTCCTCCCAGTAGGTAGTCAGGTCCGTGCGTTCGGTCATGCTGTAAGTCTCCTGCTAAGGAAGACCTACCTTACTATTAAGGCAGATCGACGATAGTATCCGGTGTCTGCACGACACCCGGAGCTGCGCCGCCACTACCGAAGGACGAGGTAGACCGGAAGGGCTTGAACCCTTTCAGACGTGCCTTGTAGACCAGCGGTATGTCGGCCAAGTACTGTATTGTGTTGGACACCGAGGCGCCAGTCGCAGTTTCCTCGATGAGGCAAACATGCACGTTGTCGTTTTCGACCAGATCCTGCGAACCGGTAACGGCGCCGATGGTGCCCGATGCCAAGGTGAAGTCGTTAAGAGTACGATCCACGCTGGAGTAAGGGAACCTCAGGTAGTTGCCGGTGCCGTTCGGGTCAAGGACTCGAAGCACGCCGGAGTCAGGAACGTCGGCGGGCAGAGGACTCACAGTCCTGGTGCTCGCTCCGACCCTGATGATGGTGTCGGCAGACTGGTTACGGCTGGAGCCGGGGGCCAGTACGTCGAACTCGTTCCGGAGGATGGTCGTCAGACCAGCACCCGTGGAACGGTAGACCGCTACGCGCCAGAGGTTAGCCACACCAGACACGGTGAGGGCCTGCAGGTTCGGCGGTGTGCGGGACACGCCGTTGTTATCGATGACCGAGAACGAACGGATGTCGCCAGCGTCGATGTATCCACTATCAAGGAACCAGCCCTGTGCCAGTGTCAACGAACCGGTGAAGGTTGCGACAGGCGAACCAGGCTTGATTTCCGCGAAGGCGTCAGCCAGCTTACGGTAGAAGCGGCCAACCGTGCCGAGGTCAGCAGTACCAGGACCATTGAAGGTGTAGGTTTCTTCCTCGTGACGGGACAGGTACTTCTGATACTGGTAAATGTTCAGCACCGTTTCAGGAGATGCGCCAGTCAGGTCACCAGAGACAGCGCCTGTGAAAGGAACTGCGCCGTCGCCGTTGTTCAGGTCGCCGTTGAATGCGCTGATGGTGTTGTAAGTAGCCGTAGTCGTCGGGGTCCAGGTGGCGCCACTGTTGTCGCCAGTGATGACGTTCAGACCGGAGAACGTACCAGTGGTAGTTTCCAGATACAGGATGTCAGTGGTTTCGTTCGCCAGAACAACGCGGCCAGTCGCGCCGGTGGAGGCCTGGGTTACAGGCTCGCCCGGGTAGAAGGGGCCACTCGCAATCGTCGAAGAGGTGGAGTCGCACTCGATGTCCACAACCGGGAAGGCGATGTCGTCGACGTATCCCGCCACAACAGTAGTGGGAGTTGGCGCGGTAAAGGTTTTGCCCGACACTTCAGCAACACATGTGTCTGTGTTCACGAAGTTGGTGCCAGACTTCAGCACGTATTCGAGAGTACCGGTAGCGCCTGCGCCGCCATCGTCGGAAACAACTACACCAACTTTCTGGTCGTTGCCGCCAGCGACGGTAGTGAACTCTTCGCCGACCACCAAGGTAGCACCCGAACCAGCAGTGTAGTCCATGGTGTGCGTGCCGTTGGGGTTACGATCAGAGGCTGTGTCATCTGCAGTACCCAGGGCAACAGTGTTAACACCGCCGGCTGCCGCTGCGAACTGTGTCGTATCATAAGTGGACACGTGATACTCGCGGGCGTAAACAGCGTAAGCGCCGTCGACCTGCGGGTCACCGCCGGGGATCAACTGGCCAAGGCCAGGAGTCGTCGGCGCGATGTAGCTGGGATTGGTACGGGTACGGACCTTGACGAGTACGTCAATGTGCCCTTCCAACCACCAAGGCTCGATCTTGTTTTGATCCTGCTCGATGTAGAGCTGAGGCATGTGGTAGGGCTGCGAGGCACTGTAGAAGTACGCTTCGTCAGTGATTTTGTTGAGTACGCCCACGGTTTGGGGGTTGGCCCAAACGTTTGCGCCAGAAGTATCGGCCAGACCACCTTGACGGAGGAACCGGGTCGAATCAACTTCAGTCGTTTCGGAGAAGCTCCAGCCGAAGACCAAGCTGTACGCGCCGCCTTTGACGGACGCATCAAGTGCTTCGTCGTCGTCCATCTGGTCCAGCTCATCGAAGGTATCCTGCGAGAAGGTGTACAGACTGTTGAACTTGCGGACGATGTTCAGCGAGTCGCCAGCATCATATATGCCGCCCTGGCCTGCGCCGCCGCCGACACCTTTGGCTTTCTGCTCGATGCGGACGCCATCAGGGATGTTGACAACCGCGCATACGAGGGTGTCGTTCGTGCCGTTGGCATCTGCGATCTTGGTGCCGCCAACTTCCAGATCTTCTGTAGTGGTCCATGTGCCGGACTCGTCAGCCAGGATCAGCTGGGTGCCGGTGTCGGCCAATACACGACCGGTTGCGCCAGAGGTTGCCCCGACGATAACGTCGCCTACGGTGAACACCTGACCGGCGACCTGGTTGTTGTAGCCGATGACCTGGTCAACTTCAAGGTTATTGCCGTCGCCCCAGGAGCCGCCAGTCGAGTTGTAGTCGACAACGCGGATGGAGCCGGTGGCTGTTACGCCCCAGACTTTTTCTACCAAGCCCTGTGCGGTGCTGGTAGCGTCAAGGAGAATGGCCTGTTCCGGAATCGCGACTGTGCCGGCATCATAATGAACGATGACCGAGTCGTTGGTCTGGGCAGTGCCCGGTACTGCGAGTGTGCCGGCAACCAAAGTAGTGGTAAGCGCACTGTCGTTGTTGTTGTTCGCGGTGACTGTGTCAGCGTCTGCAACGTCGGCCTGGCCACCAGTGATGTCCAGTGCCTCGGTGTCTGCGAAGGAAGCGAAGCTGATGCCGTATGCAATACCTGTGCCAAGTCCGCCAGTGTTGTATTCGATAACCTTGACATCCATGGAACCGGAGGTCTGGTCAGTGATGACGTCTCCAACTGCGAACCCGGTGGGGACAGCGTCAGTGACGTTCTCAAACCCGACTTCGGAGAGGACTTCAAGGAGTTCGTTGTCTTCGAAGAGGCCGTTGACGTTGGTAAGGGTGAGCGTACCGGAAGCGGTGTTGCCCGTCACGGAGAGAACCTTCGCGGTCGCACCAGAGGTGGCGCCGTAAATGTATTCGCCTACCGCGGCTTGCCGACCGGCACCCGTGTCGTAGCTCAACACGCCGTCGATGTGGCTAAGGACTGTGTTGGCGTAATCGAGATCCCAGTCGTCTGAAATTGGCATAATTAAAGCTCCCTAATTAAGGTAAATCCACTATTTTGTCATCGGCGAGCGTGACGCCGACAGTTAAACCGGTAGACTCAATAGTACCACCAGTGCGAAAGTTTTTATAGCCCTTGAGTCTGACCTTCGTTGTGACGCCCAGATCCCCAGCGTAGTTGTAAGAAGAGTTCACGTAAGTGCCTGATGCGTTTGTAGTTCCTTGCGCAATCTGGGCGCCAGTGCTGGTATTCTCGATGCGCACTTTGGCCTGGTTGACAGGGTCTCCATCAGAATCATTAACTTGCACGGTCAGCGTCACCGTATTGTTGACGGTTGTCGTCGAGCCGGCGCTGTTGCGCACGCTCGGGCTGTCCCCGCCGGTCACGTTGACAGTGATGGCAGTGCCAGTATCGTTGAAGATTGCAGCGTTTGCACTGTACAGTTTGTGCTCTGCATCAGTCGAGGCGGCTGTCATGTTCGCCCTGTTAGTGTCTGATGTTGCTCCAGTTTCTGAGTCGTGCAGGGAGATAGTGTTGGCGTCAATCGAGTTGACGTAGTACAGCCCCTGGTCGGTCAGCCCGGTAATTGCCGTGCCTCCTTCATCAGAATAGTAGACAGGATCTCCGTCAGTGAACGGGTGGCCGGTGATCGTGATGGCGTCAGTTGACAGATTGACGTCGCCAGGGTTGCCTGTCTCGTCCGGATCGAAGGCCACGCCGCCTGTGTTGTCGTCGTCCCCTTCCCAGTACCCACTGAAGCCCACTCCAACGAGTGATGCGATGTCCTCGTCTACCGTGCCGTCGGTTGTGATCTCGATAGCGTGCCCAAGCCCGCCAGAGGTGAAGGTACTGTTGTCTATTAAATCAAGGTCCTCCCCATGGATCGCCTGCAGGAACGCCTCCCCGATCGAGGTCGTGGGCTGTGCGATGATGCAGGTATCCAGGGTTCCGTCACCGAGAATAAGCTGCCGGCACTGGGAGATAACGCCGCCCGTCATAGTTACTGCCGACGTCATCGTGATCACCCGGCACTTGCTCAGAGTCATACGGGTTAGATCTGCAGTGCCTGTCGTTCCGGTAAATAGCAAGTTCGGGCGAGTATCCGGAGCCCGCTCTAAACTGTGATTCTCTCCGTTGCCTGTGGTGCTGGGCGTTATGGTACGGCCAGTGCCTGCATATGCGAGGGCTGGAGTAGTCGCGAGCTGGATGGTGTCGTCATCAACTTTGACGACGCCCCAGTATGCCCCGGTGCCTATCACGCCGGCAGTGGCGTTATTGAACTCTGCTTCGCCTGTGGTTGCGTCCGGGCCAATGTCTTCCGTGCCGCCCTCTGCCGAATAGATGACCGTATCTCCGGTGTACAGGCCGTGCCCGACGATGGTTATGGTGTCGGTGGTGCCGCCGATGACGTCTAGCTCTGTATCGAAATACCGTTTGATCTTCGATCGCCCACCAAAACGCCGATCACTCCCGGCGATACGGCCGTCGCTCATGATGACAGTCGTGCCGCTGGTGGCTAAGTCAAACTCTAAACCGTTGCGGCCGTCGCTCACATACCCTCCAGGGAAAGTAACCGAGGTGCCAGCATCAGTGAACTCTGTCAGCGTCGAAGTGCCCGCATCGGTGCGCCCAACTACATTGTGCAGATATGCCGTAAACCCACCTGCACCGGAAGCCCAGATCCCCGCACGACCAGCACCTGTCAGCCCCGAACCTTCGTCAGCGTCGACAAAGTCCTGGAACGAACAGTCAGGATCGGTACTTGTTCCTGCGACCAGGAAAAGGCCGTCCGTAGTATAGTCAATAGAGTCCATGGCTTGAGAAGTACCGGCACCAGTAGTTGCCGACACGTTATGCGTGAGCTGAACAACGTCTGCTATTGTGATATCTGCGCCTGATTCTCGGGTTAGATTGTGCCAAGCATTCACCCGCGCTTCGATCGGCGTGATAATGTATCCGCCTTTCGCAGGTATCTGAAAGTCGGCTTCGTCTCCCATTGTGCCGTCGTCCCCTACCTCGAACAGGTACATGCTTCCGTCAGCATCGCCGATGCCGCATTGCGTGCTGGAGCAGACAGCTGACAGCGCTGTCATCACCTTGCTCATCCACACCCGGGTGGCAGCCGCGGTCATGTCGACTGCGCCTATATCACTGTGATCGTAGTCGAAACCAAAGTCAGTGCCAGTGCTACCGACACGACGGGCCGCGCATTGGGTTGCTTCGTAGTGTAACCCGGCCTGCGCAGCTGCGCCCGGGCCACCGCCCGTGGTGCCAAAGGTGCCGCCAGGAGTACCTTCGAAGTCCTCCTGCCGAGTAAGGTTGTGACTTGGTGTTGGAACTGTCACTTAGAAATCCCAGCCTTCCGGATCGATAGTGGGTTTCACCTTCTTGTTGGTGGGGCCTGCAGTGGAGTAGATCTCATATACAGGGCCATCGGCCTCTTCCGGCCATGTCACGAAACACAGCGCAACGGCAGGGACTGCCAGTTTGCGAGGAGCCGCACGCCGGACAGCATCCGTAGGGTTGAACGCAACAACTGTTTCCTTCTTCGTCTTGGGTTTCTCTGCATCAGGGTCGCCGACGTAGACTACCAGCTCCCACAGACGGCGGAGTTCACGCGCTTTGTATACCATGGATCAGTCTCCTTCCAGAGGTTTGGCTATGATCTTCTCGATCAGCTTGTTCTTGCCACGTTTGACTTCAAATTCGTAAGCTACTCTCTTGCCTGCCGCCTTGACGACAGTATCAATGTTGTCACGAAAGTCCTCAATTTTCTTGGAATTGATAGATAATGTCTCCGTCAGTGCAGCGGACTGCTCTGCCAGGAACTGCTGGGTGGCAGCCATAGAGGCCATGCCCTTGTCGGTGACCGGCTTAGCTTTTTCTGCTGTGTCGTCTTTAGCTTTACGTGGCAGACTCTTCGGCGTGCCACGGACGTCACCGCGTGCATGCAACCTGGCCAGTTCGCTCTGGGAGATCTTTCTCATCCGACACATTCCTTCAGTTTCTTACACACTTCGATCCGCTTGTCGAGTTGCCGGAGCGCGACACTTGCAGTCTGCTCAACGGCCACAACCTCCCCTGTTTCCTCGACCTCTACTTCCGTGCGAAGTTTGATTTTACTTAAAGGCTTGCCATCTTTCAAGGCAGACCGGGTCCGGCGCAGCAGCGCCTTGATGTCTGAGTCTGTCCAGGTCTGCAGCAGGCCGAGGCTCTTCAGCACCTGGCGGATGCTGTCTATGACGCGCTGCATTATAGGCGCATCGATGTTTTTCTCAGCCATTTCAGCAATATACTCATCTGCAATCAAACGCTGGTCCTTGACGACGTTGCCGTCCAGGCCGTATGACTTGGCGATCCGGTTCATTGCCGCGCGTTCTCCATTCGCGAATACAGAATCCAGCAGTTCGTTCTTCTGCTCTTCGTTGAACAGCACCCGGAGGCCTTTATGGCCCACGCCTTCGTGCATGACGGTGGTTACCAGGTCCTCTATCGAGCTGTGATTGTCGGAGAACACATAGATCTCTCCGGTTTTCGAGTCGATCATGCCGCGGGCTTCCATCCCCATGGCTCCGAACTCATTGGATACCTTATCAAAAAGCGTGTCCGGCAGGTTGTACGGAGACTCCAGGAGGTTGACCTTCAGCCCGGGCAGCCTGTCGTTCAGATCCCTTACGACGAACCCGGCTGCCTGATTGTCAACCTTACGGGGTTTATTGTCAACCCTACGCAGCTGTATCTTCTCTCTAACCTTCTGAGGAGACTCAACTTTCCGAGGTGTTGCGGTCGTGGAAAATTCAGAAGAAGTATCACCTATTGCTGAAGACAGAGTGTCCGCGGCAGCCTTGCTGTCAGACGCCACATATCCTTTGAACTCCCCGCTGTCCCAGAACTGGACGACGTGCGCAAAGTTGTTCTTCAGTTCCTGTTCCAGGTTTTCCTGGTGAACCATGTTCTCTTCCATGCCTTCGAGGATTTCCGTGGCCTTCTGGTCCATGTCCTTCTCTTCGAAGTATTGGCGTTTGTACTCATTCTTCTTGGTTTCGTTCGCTTCTTTAGCGTTGGTGAACACTTTCTGTTCGAAGATTGCCACGCCGCCTGCTTTTAAGAGCTGCTTAACCCGGTTAATCTGCGTTATACGGTCAGACGACACGAACTGAAACACCATAGCCTCGTGTACTACATCGAACTTCTCTCCTTGTGGGTCGAAGTATGTGGTTTCGGGGCCATCGTCATCCTCTGGCCAAGCTAGTGCTCCCTCCTGCTCCCGGGTGCCAAAAGCGGTGCGTGAGTACTCGGAACCTTCAACAGGGGTGGCGTTGAAGGTTGCCTCCATGGCTTCACTTGGGTCCAGCGCAATGGTGTGCGCCTGCCTAGTGGACGTTATGGCTTTGACGAAAGATCCTTCCGACGCGCCGATGTCGAGAATGTTGGCCCCTTTTCCATAAACCTTAGCGATCGCAGCGCCTACTGCAACCTGTACTTCTTTGAACCCAGGGATCGAAAAAGCGATATGGTCATCGAAATTCCCCCTGAATTTGGAATAAACTGCAGCAAACCTGCCCTGATCGGACACAGGATTCGACAGATTCTGTGCTACTGCGCCTATGACCGGGGCGTATTCCTTGCCAGTAGTGGATTTGCCGGCCAGGCCTTTGGTGATCTTGGCGAAGAACTTGGCGAAGTCGCGACCTTCCTGCCCTTTCGGAGTGCTCATCTGCCGCTTGCCGTCCTGGCTTGTCAGTGTTTCGCTCGAGCCGCCGATGATGCGAACGGGCATGCTCTTCACTCCACGAGACATCAACTCCATTGCACGGTGGCGCCCTTCGTGTCCGACGACCTTGCCGTCCTTGACAGTGAGCACCGGCAAGGAATTAAGCGGAGTGCTGTCCTTGTCGATCAGTGTTCTCAGATCGCCCTGTTTCTGCTGATCTGGGAACTTCAGAGTCTCCGCCATGTCAAGGAATTCTTGAGGGGAGATCTGCGAATGGGGTTCTTGCAGCGCTTTCTTGTCGAAGTACTTGTTGCCCTTGGATTCCAGGCTGATCTCCTGCCCACTCTCCAAGTCATAGATGGCAAGCTCCTTGTTGGTGATGCCTGCCGCCATAGCTTCTTCGCGGGTATTGAATACCGTGGACACATCCAGGTACGTCTTGCCGTCCTTCTTGTTGTACCAGGCACCCAGAACGTTCGCCGGATCGGCCAGTGCTTCTGCATGCTGCGCGCGGAACGCGTCAAGCTGTGCCTCGCTGACTTCGCCTTCGATAACTTCTTCCATGCCCTGGCCCACAGAGAACCCTTTTGTCACTGGTTGCCCTGTGTCATTGTTGACAGTGAAACCTTCCTTGGTTTTGATCTCGTCGACGAGTCGCTTGCTTGCGCCCTCTTCGCCTTTACGGAATAAGATGCGGGAACTGCGTCCTCCCTTTCGGGGCTTGCCTTGGATCACCTCCTCAGTTTTCGATGCAGCTCCCGCCGTACCTAACTCTGCCTCAGCCGCTGACTTATCCGCAGCGGTCTGAGTAGCTTTTGCAAGTGCTTCCGCCATTGCATTGCTTTTCGGTTTCTTCCCCTTAAAAGCTTCCACCGTCGGTGCCGACGGATAGGGTGATTGGCCCTCCAGGTCTCCCTTCGGTTCGAGGCCCAGCTCCTGCCGACGCTTTCGTAGTTTCCGTAGCTGCGCGTCCGCTTTATCAGAGGCGGACTGCTTTTTAACGGTCTCCGCTTTCTTCTCCTCTGTTCGAGTTGCTTGAGCGTCCTGCACTCTCTTCGTCCGGGCAAGATCAGACTCCACTTTCTCAGCGAGTCTCGCCTTGTCGTCAGCGGCCTGCTTATCGGCGGCGATTTGCTTTTGTCCTGCTTCATATTTTTCTGCAGCCTCACTCTGTATCTTTTCGCGGGCAGCGTCATCCTTCTGCTGATCCTCGAAGTAACGGGCTTCCTCGTCAGCAGCCTGCCGCTGGTTCCATAGACGAGTAAGGTTCTCTACTTCTGAATCGAGTACCTGGCCAGCATCACGGCCAGCGGTAGCAGCGGCCAGCTCTTGTTCAAGCTGGTCGCCTCCTCTGCTTGCCACATCCTCACGGACTTGCTGTTGGTACTCCTCTAATTCTGCGCCGTTCATCGCCTTGAGCTGGTCGATGTCCTGGCCCATCTGCTCTGTGTCTTTCTCGTTCTGATCCAGTTCGCTCAGCAGATCTGAGCTTTCGGGAGCCGCGTCCCCGGGCCCTGCGATAACGCCCATCCCGGTACCCGTTCCGGCGCCGCCAACGGCTCCTGCTAGTCCCGATTCCAGCGTGCCTTCCATCAAGGGCTTTTCTAGGCCAACGTTCGTGGCCATTGTCTCGGAGACAGACTGCGGTACTTCTTGAACTGTCTCTGCGGCACCACCTGCAGCGCCCGCTTTGATACGGCTGCCCCCGCCGGTGAATGCTTTGGCCTCCATCTTGCCGCCTAATTTGCCTACGGCTGCAGTGACAAGGCCCGCGGCCATGGCGGTGTACCGGGTAGCGCTTGCGATAAGGAGCGACCGAAGATCGCTCTCCTCTAAATCAGGGTACTTCTTCTGCAGATCCTGATAGGCTTCCATCCCTTGGAGTTCTTCACTGCTCATCTGCTCCAGCTGAGAGGTAATGTCTGCCGCCACTCCGCCGGCACCCATGCCGCCTTCTGCCATAGCGCCCGCGGTTCCGGCGGCTTTCGCTGCCTCCTTCGCTGCTATGGCTTTTGTGGCCCCCTGCTTTATGGCTGCACCGAAGGCTGCCCTCGCGGCAACTACAGAGGGCCCCATGCCTGCAATAGTGGATGGCGCCGAACCGATTATCGTGAACATCACGGAGTCGAGATCTTTCCAGGCTGCGTCCTCGCCTGTGGATGCATACTTTTTCTTCAGGTCCCTCTGCGCTGCAGGGGTCATGGACTGCACCCACTCTTCGGAGCTTGCCTGTGCGGCTTTGCGACCGATGCCATACAATTCGGCAAGCAGGTCGCTGCCAACTTGTCTTTGCACATATTCGCCCGCGCCGGCGATCATGCCGCCCGCCTCGGCAAACCCTTTTACGAAGTTCTTGCCGTGGTCCAGAAGGGTGGGTTCGTCCTCTTCGTCCAGTTCAGGGGTTTCTTCTACTTCAGTGGGGTTCTCTGACTCAGCGAACAGACGATCGAAATCCGGCATGCTGTTGTCCACAGCTTCCGGTTGTTCATTATTAATGGACGGGGTGCCAGGAGTGTACGGATCGGCGGGAGTCTCCTCCTCGTCGTCGTAATATGCTCCAAAGATCTCGTCGAAGTTAGGACTGTTTGCCATAGGTCAACTCATACCATGCAGGGATTCCGAGGCGCTTGCCTTCCGCTGTCTTCATGTACGCTTTGAGCGCCTCTTTGGGCCACTTGCCTGCGTGCTGGAAGAGCAGCAGCTGAGGGCCTTCGAGTTGCTGTTCAAGCTGGTATGGGACGAGCTGCCCGCCATTGTCCTGAAAGTATCGCCCAGAGCTTTCCTGGAACACGATCGGAACTTCCTTCTCCTCGAATCCATCTTCGGTCATAACGCTGCTTTTGATCTTGACGCTCTTGAAGCCTGCTTTGGTCTTGCCGCTGGCAGCCATTGTCGCTTCTGCGCGTGTGTCGGCTACGTTCTGCCGACCTTCGATTTCTTTGTCGGTCTGCACGGCGTCCTGCTGGCGGTCGGCTTCCTTCTGGAAGGACTTATGCCCGCGCTCGAGCTTGCTCTCGCCGGCTTCGAACTCCTGCTCTGACTCGCGTTCGCCTGTCTTGAACTCACGCTCTGCCCCGGCCTCCGAAGTCCTGTACTTCTGCCGCATCCTCTCGAGCCGCATGGCGCGTGCCTCGTCCGCAGTTGCTTTCGCCTCTGCTATCTCGGCGTCCTGCTTCTTGCCATAAACCTCTTTGGCTGCATCCGCTGCGCCACCGAGGGCGCCCCATAGTGCTCCCATGATTACTCTCCCAAGAAACCTTTGTGTGCCTGCTCCTGCGCGGAGATGTCTTCGTCCGACATACCACCAGTGAAGGAGTTGTATTCGTCTTCGTCAACGCCGTATGTTTCCATGATGCCTTCCCATACGGAACCCCACACTGCCTGCGTCTCCTGCTCGGAGAACTGCATGCCGCGGCCTTCCTCTGCCATGTCGATGATCATGTCAGTGATGTCCATGGACACCTGAGCTATGACCTCTTCCGGCATATCGATCTGCTGATCGATCTGAGTGATCGCCATAAGGGAGGCCTGCACTGCGCCGTCAACCTTCTGCTCTGGACGCAGCAAGTCGCTCAGCGCCTCAGAGGTTTTGTCGTTCTCATACAGAACTGTTTCTGCGGCAGCCATTGCCTCGTCATATGCGGCCTGCTCTTCGTCGGTAGCCGCCTCTTCTTCGGCCCCGGCCTGTGTGGTGCTGTCGGCAGCCTGCCGGGAAGCATTCACGCCGCCCTGCGTGGTAGCGGGGCCTGCATCAATCTGTGGGTTGTTTGAAACTTCTGCCGAAGTGGTGTCTGCAGTTGCCAGGTCCACTCCCGATGCGTTCTGTAGTGCTCCCATTAGAATCCCCTCGCATATGCCGCAAGATCTTCGCGAGATCCCGGCGTGTACTGTTGCTGCGCGCGTCTCAACGCTCCTGCTGTGTCGACTCCTGGCCGGGACTGCACCCTGCCGCCACCGCCACCGCCTGTCGGGCTGCCTGATTTCTCCCAGGCGTCGCTCTGCCAAGTGCGCACCTTCTCGGCTGCCTTGGCTTCTTCCTCGGCTGCCTTGGCCTTGGCCATGCCGCTGACTGCGCCGGATATGATCTGCGCGCCGCCTGCTGACTTGGCGAAATTCAGTGCCCCGGTACCTACTTTCGAGAGGAACCCGCCGCCTGCACCAGCACCGGTACCTGCTCCGCCTGCTGCTACACCTGTTCCTGCTGCCGGCAAAGCTGTCGGAGCGGCTACGCCTGCGGCGCCACCGAATGCTCCAGGGGCTGCGCCAACTGTCACGCCTGCGCCCGCGGGGGCTGCTGTCAGTGCGCCCATCCCTGCTTTGGCTGTTGCTACCGGACTGGCCAGCGCGCCCATTGCGCCTTTGGCGCCGGCTGCGAACTTGCCCATGAATGAGAGGGTCGTACCGGCTTGAGCTGCCGATGCCCCTGCGCCTGCCACCGCGGCATATGCGCCGTACGCGGCAATACCTCCGAGGACCACCGCTCCAGCGATCATGAGGATCTTGCCCCATTTGCTGCCTGCGATTTTCCCGACAAACTTCTTGACTTTCTTGAATCCCTTCTTGACTCCCTTCAGGATCTTCTTGCCAATCTTCTTGATACTCTTAAACAATCCCATGTCGTTCCCTCAATTATAGAGTAGATACGCGCCGCCATGGCGCTTGAATCCTATTCGGTCTGCCAACTTCAGCGCCCTTGGATCGATCTCCAGATCTGGGCACATGCCTGAAACTTTGATGCCTCTGCGCGGCTCCACCCACCTTCGGAACGTCCGGAGGAGTCTGTCTCCATATCCCGGTACCTCAGATACCCAGATGACTATATTACAGTTTTGCCGCTGGGCCCACAAGTTGTCCGATGTCAAGGCAATCAGCACCCCTTGAACCCTGCCGCCCACGTCCACGACATGGGCGAAATGCTTTGCTGAACTGATTGATTCTCTAACCAGTTCTTTTAACTTGTATTTATCCGGGCGTAGCGGATATCTCTCCATTTGCTTCCGTGCTAATTCTATGATCGCGTCCGTGTCTCCGGGGTTGGCGGCTCTTAGCATCACGACTTCTCCTCAGTCAGACCAAAAGTAATTCCGTGCGTACGGGGGAGTGTATCCCGGCAGGCTTGCATCGTGCTGTCCATCTACCATCTGCTGTGATGGGGCCGGCGCCGGCGCGGGAGCGGGAGCGGGCTGTACGTTTGGCGTCATGCCGGTGTGGCTCACTGTGCCGTCTCCAGTGCCTCCCAGGTCCAGGGCATCCATACCCATAGAGAAATTCAGAGTGCTTCTCGCATTCGTCATAAGGTGCTCCGAGGCCTTTTTGATGGCATCCGGGCTCAGGTTCGGGTTGTTGTAGAGATCTCCAATAGCAGCAAGGGTGGCAGAGTAGACCTGCGCCCCTTTAGCTGAGTCAGTGGCGTACTTCCGGGCATCGATATCGAGAAGCGTGCGCTGCATTGCCCCCAGATCCGCCATTGCCTGTTGATTTATATTGGCATTCGCTCCGAGAACAGTGCTCATCATGTCATTCTCAGCGCGAGTGTTCGACATTCTGATGTCGCCCTCTACCGCTGTGTCCGTCCGGAGAGTTTGGTTCGCTTCAGCGGCGTTCGCCTTGCTCACGTCCGTTTCGTTGGCCGCGTTGAATTGAGATGCTTCGTTGGTAGCCCTTTGATTCGTAAGCCTTTGGTCTCCGTAGAGTCCTGCGTCAGTCTGCGCGAGAGGGTTGACTCTGTCGGCGACCGCGCCGGCGATGTTGCCTGCAGCAATCGAGCTGTTCAGCAGGCCGGACTTGGCAGAGAACCTGCGCCCTTCCTGCTCCGCGCGCTGCTGTACGGGCCCATCCATGCCCATGTAGTCATTGGCGAGATTCATTGATGTCTGGGCGGGGTCCACTTCCCCCATGGTGGCGTCGTAGCTGGTGGCCGTGGCGCTCTTCACGTCGGTGGGCGCCATCGATTCCGTCTGGGCAGCGCCAGGGTTCTTCACATAGTAGTCGTCAAGCCCAGGAGCGCTGCCGCCGGTCTGCCCTACCATGGACTCTGGCGCATCTGCGGTGATCTGAGAGGTGTCTTTGTCTGCTTCTTTACCAAGCATGCCCATGTAGTTGTTGCTCCTGAAGTTAAATTCCGGGTCCGTTTGAGTATAGCATAATGTTATTCCTCACGGATAGCCTTCCGATTGTTGAGGACGTTCTTGACCTTCGCAGGCAGCTCCTCCTCTGTAAGAATCCCTTTGGAAACAAGAAGATCCACGATATCCTCTAGCGCTTCGACCGCCTCTGGCTCGCTCTCTTGCAGCCTCTCTGCTTTAGAAGGAGGGGCCTCCCAAGGGCGAATCTCTGGTGGATCTGGGACATTCCCGTCCGCCAGCCATTCGTCGAACGCATCGGAGTGAGATCCCCTTTCGCCGGGCTCAATCGAGAAGAACGTTGTAGACTCGATGTGTTGCACTACTTTATCGTCAATTATCTTATACATCAGACAATACCTGCCTCCGCGGCCCAATGCCACGTGTTGTTTACCGTTGTCTTCGACGCTACTTGCGCGCAGTAAACGCGATGCCCCTGCTTGTTTATGTTGTCGACCGTCGCGGTGAGATCCGCGGTCGTGGGCTGGTTGTCTCGAACCTTGCCCGAGGTGCCGGTGCCGGAGGCCCACACTGTCACGTCCGGGCTTCGGTACTTAGACACCTTGTATTTAGTGAATACCCCGCTGGCGTGCGCCGCGCTGGCGATCCCCGTTAAATACAGGAAGTCGTTGCCAGCAGTGGTGGTGTTCCCTGGCGCTGTTAAAGGGTCGTAGCTCTTCTCGTAGAACCTCTGGGCGTACGCTAACGTTTCCGCCATGCTCTCGTTCCGGCAAAGCGTTGCGTAGCTGCCGACTTCGAGTTTCGGGCTAGCTAAGTAGACATAGTGGCTCGTGCTAGATCCCCAGGTGTGTGTCTGGTTGTTGCCGGCGTAGTAGTTCCCGGATGTCCAGGTGTCTTTGTTGCTCGTCCGCAGAGTGCTCCCTGCGCGCCATGTCCAGCGCACACGCATGCCCTCTGAGTTCTCCCCTTGGTACCAAGTGCCAGTGCCTCCGGGGGTGAATTGGAACTCAACCTTCGTCCATGTGAGCGCCGGGACGTTCACTTCGTGCACGTAGCTGTACGCCGGCGGAGCGCCCTGCATGGTGATGCTCACGCTGTAATATCCCGCGACGTTGGTGTATATCCAATACGAGAGGGTGCACTCTTGCAAGTGACACTTCGAGTACTCGTTACCTTCGATCCGGTATTGAACCCCCACGTGGTCCGTACTGTTGAGGGTCCCGTCGGACGTACGCGTCTTGGTGTAGAGCGCCCCGCTGCCAGATATGACTGGGTTCGAACTCGTATACTGTGAGTCCAGGACGCACGCCCCTACCTCCAGTGCCTGCCACAGATCCGCGATCCACTCTCCGTGCGTCCAGCTGGTTTTGGAATTGCCGCCGTGCCGCTGCCATAGCTTGAACTGTGTGTTGTGGAACATGTTCTCTCGGACTTGATCTTCTGCAGTAAACACGTCATATAACTCAGCCTTGTGCTGCAGTGTGCCGTCGATGTTTACCGAAAGCGCCATGGCGCTGCTGTTCGCCCCTGGACGTAGGTGAATGTTGCTTGTAGATATGGCGCCGCTTATGAAGGTGCTGGTGCCTTGAGACAGCAGCAGGTAGTTGTTGGCGTCCCCGTCGGCATGATAGAGCCCCGAGTAGTCCGAGTTGCCCGACCACTGTCCCACCTGCAGCTCATGGACCAGCACGATCCCTGTGCCTTTCGGCACTAGGTTCATGTCGATGTTGGTGTCGTCGCCGGCCACTCCCAAAATGGGAGGGTTCGTTGTCGCGGCCTGCGTCATCTCGAAGAAGTTGGTCGGAGTGGTCACCTCCTGGAAGATCAGCTGTTCGTTGTTTAGATGATCATTGATGCCGGTGTTATCATCGAACTTGATGTACTTGCCGTTCATATCTATCGAGGCCCCTGCTTGAGGACTCAGGTCCTCCACCAGGTTCCGCATCAAAGATGCACCGTCGTAAGTGATGTCTGTGTTTGTCAGCTGAAGCACCAGCGCGTCCTCAGTCGCGCCAAACACTCTGTTCCACGCGGCAGGTCCCGCTCCCGTGTCCCATGTATACGCCGCCATCTGGCTGTTAGCATCTCCCGGTATAGAGCCAAAGAATCCTACAGAATTGCCAGAGCTATCTTTGGTTAGGTGCCCTTGGAACGCGGCGTCGTGCGCCACGTCTATGGCTTGAGCAACAATGAAAGACCCTCCGGTCGCTTTGACAGTGGGCTGTCCGGTGAACACGAAGTTCCCGTTCACGTCCCCGGTCAGATTCAATTCGAATCCGTTCGTGAAGAGATGCCCGCCAAGATACGGGTTGGTGTCATCTACCAGCGCATTCATGCCGCCGGTATTCTGCCAGCTTGCTCCGTTGTATATTCTGTTCTGATTCGACCCTGTATTGAAGTACTGCGCGCCGGTCAGCAGTGCGTCTCCGTCATTGTCCAGTGTTGGGTCTGCCGCGAAGGCCCCCAGATATCGGTCGTCAAACAGGTCATATGTCGCAGCGGCAGAGGCATCGCTCGCTGCTGCTTTGGTGGCATGATGTAAAGCAGAGTAGTCACTAACCCCGTTACCGCCTGCTGAAGTAGACACTAAGCTGTCTTCTGGGTTGATCGCCCACTCCTCCGCCCAGTCCACTCGGTTGTCCATATCGTTCATCCAACTGCCAGGCATATTCAGCATCTGGAAGTGAGAAGATACGCTATCGTAGATAAACTCGTAGTATACGTCCTGGAGTATATCACCCGACTCTAATGCAGTATCGTCTGTGCGCACGGCCGTTACGGCACCGATCGTGTCGATATTAATGACCGCAGAACCAGTGTTGTTATGTGTAGCCCGGAACGCTACGCGATCGCCTTCCGCGTACGCGGTGCGCGTGTCAGGCATGGTGACGGTGTATGTGTTCCCGGAGCCGCTCTCGATGCCGAGGTACGTAACGCCTCGCGTTACAGCATCTCCCACGCCGGGCAGCAAATCAAAGCCGGCCGTGATGCCGTCCAGCTCCTGGTTCATGTCGTCGGAGCGTACCTTCGTGTTGGCTACGAAGGAGTCCGTGAAGTTGTAATAGGGATTAGCCATAGGATTTTACTATGCAATACCCGCGGTGACCGGACACACCCACTTTGGTTTGAGGAGGGGATGTCGGGTCTTTAACAACAGCGCCGCCGCCGCCAACCCCGTAGTCCCTGCCGTCTCCCCCGACCCATCCGCCGTGGTCGAGTATGGCGGGAGCCCCATGCGCTGCGTTCATGCCTCCAAAAGGCGTGCCGCCTCCATCACTTCCTCTCAACTGTCCGGACGCAACGTATCCGCCCCCTCCAGGAGAACCTCGGAAAGTCGTGTATATGTTATTGATCAGACTGCCAGATCCCACGCTTCCGTTCCCGCCGGCACCTGGGGCTCCGATGTTGTTCGCTGACGCAACCCCTCCCCCGCCTCCGGCAGTGGCGGCGCAGAAGTATGTCCCCGTAAAGCCGTTAAATGTAGTTGAGTCACCGGTGCTGCCGGCGTTGTCTCCGGCCGCGCCGGCCGCGCCTCCTTGGCCGACAGTTACGGGCTCTGTGGCGGACAAGTCGTCCGCGTCGAAGAGCGCGTATGCTCCCCCGCCTCCACCTCCGGCGCCGCCTACCTTGAATTGCGGGTCGGACCCGACACTCACTCCCGCGCCTCCGCCTCCGTCGCCAAGGCAGATCACTTCTACCAGCTTGCACCCCGCAGGCTTGGTCCATGTGCCGTCCGACTTGAAGACTTCGATCTCAAGGAGCCCTCCGTCGGTTGCTGGGATGTCAGCCGCTTCGAGGGTGTCTGGAGTTACAACTCGTGTGTCGTCTGTGCCTGCGTCGACCTCGGCTTGCGTGGCAAGCTCCACAGGGCCTTTAGCAGTCTCTGAGGCTGAAATCCAAGCTGCGATATCTCGTGCGATTGTCATCCGTAGCTCCTTACAATAATTATTCCGTCGGCGCCATCTCCGCCGGCCGCAGATCCCGTCGCGCCTCTAACAGCCGCGCCTCCGCCTCCACAGCCTGGGCGAGGCCCGTCGTCGCCGGCGTCTGCGTATGTCCCGCTGTCTACTTTCGCGGCTACGACGTTCTGCGCGCCAGACCAAGGACCAGATGCTGCTCCGCCAGTCAGGTTCTGATATGTGATGCCGACGCAACCGTGCCGTGAGCCGTTCATCCCGACAGCAGACAGCGCGGTATCTGTTATCTGCCCTGCGTGGTTGGCCGACCCTCCAGTTCCGTTGCCTCCGAAAGTGTCGTCCGACGCTGCTTTGGTGCCCGCGCCTCCCCCAACTGCTGAAAGGTAGGGCGAGACAAGCCCATTGAACGTGCTGTTCCCTCCGGCGGCACCATCGTTCTGCCCGGCGGCTCCGCCTGCGCCTCCGCTGCCGATTACTACGGTCACTGTGGCGCCCCATCCGGACGCAAGCCAGTAGCCGGAAGAGTACCCGCCGCCTCCGCCTCCGCCCCCGAAACGGAACACAGAGCCGGTAATGCCCGCGCCTGCGCCTCCGCCTCCGCCTCCCACGGCGTGCACTTCTACCAGCTTGCATCCGGCCGGTTTCGTCCAGGTCCCGTTAGCCGTGAAGACCTGCTGGTCGATAAGCCCTCCCGCAGCCAGCACGTCCCCCAATGTGGCGGGCGTGACTATCCTTTCGGCGTCTGTGCCGGCATCCACTTCTGCCTGTGTGGCGAGTTCGACCGGCCCCTTTCGGGATTCACTGGCCAACCATGTTGCGATGTCTCGTGAGATTGACATTGTTCTCTCCTACGAATAAGACTTGACCATGAGCCAGCCTTTTTGCCCGGCTTTGCCTAAATATGGGAATGTGGTGTTGACTGCTACGGCTCCCGAGCCGCCTGTTCCTCTGGCGCCGGTGGCCGTAGCCGCTCCGTCGCGCCCTCCGGAAATTATTGAACGGTTCTGCGGCGACGGGCATCCGAACGGCCCGTTCGAGCCGCCTCCGACCATGCCGCAATGCGTGCTGCCGGTTTTATGCCCTCCCCAGGCATCGTTGCCGTCGATAATGACCGCGCTGTCGGCGATTTCACCAACAACGTTTGCCGATCTGCCCAGTCCGGCAGTCCCTACTGTGTCCCCGGACACTGCTCCGCCGCCCCCGCTGCCGCCTTTGGCCTCGACGTAGGGGCTGCTGGTTCCGTTGAATTCTGTGTCCCCTCCTGTTCCGCCCGATCCGTTGGTTCCGGAGCCTGCCGCTCCGCCGGCGCCTATTGTCACCGCTACAGTGGCTCCCCATCCTGAAGCCAAGAACATCCCATACCCAAAACCGCCACCCCCTCCGGCACCTCCGATACGCCAGTCCGATGTACCTCCGGTGACCTTGGCCGCTCCGCCGCCTCCGCCTATGGCGAAGACCTCAACGAGCCGGGTGCCTGCTGGTTTCGTCCAGGTGCCGGAGTTGATAAAAGCCTGCACGTCAAGAAGTCTGCCGACAGAGGGCTTGCCCACCAGGGTCTCTGGCGTTATGGCTGTGTCTGTGCTGGTCTCCGCGTCTACCTCGGCTTGCGTGGCAAGCTCCACAGGACCTTTGGTGGTCTCTGTTGCGGTGAGCCAAGCAGCTATGGTCCTGGCTATGCTCATGTTAAACCTTCAATGCACGTATGTGCGAATCCAGATGGACTATGCAGTCTGCTGCATCCGAGGTGTTCTGCGCCCACTCCAGCTGGATGCTGGTGGCCGTGTTGGTCTCCACTGTCCCTCTGAAGTTGATGATAAACAAGGAGTCTGTACCGTCAGTGGTGACTCGCTTGCCCGACAAAATGTCGAACGCCAGGTTGTTGCTGAGTACGTCGATGTCGTCGCCGGCACACCATAGAGACGCATTGTAAGTACCACCTGCAGCCACAAAAGTCCCATTACCCCCAAGTCTAAACTTAATATCCGGCGTAGCGCTGGTGGTCACGATCAGCTGCCCTTCGACAATATACTCAGACGAGGCGGCCAGTCCATTCAGGATCAGTTCCCCATCAACGGCGTATGTCGAGGTGGAATTCCGTGTTTCGTCCGACGTTTTCACGATCTGTGTCGACTTGCCATCAGCAACATCGAAGGTGCCAAAACCAAACGATTGCAAGATATCGCCAGAATTAGCAGCAACGATCAGCGTGATAGTGCTGCCGTCAGTAGCCGTGTAATCTGTGGTGTTCTCCAGCAGGATGCCGTTCAGGTAGACCATCAGGAACCCGGCCTGGTAGCTGAGAACCACGCCGTGGTCGTCCGCGCCGGTGTACACGGTCTGCGATGCGGTGGAAGTGTACTCGGTGATGTTGGCAGCCGAGGACCCTACGTCCTCCCAAGCGGCGCCATTGTAGACTTTCATGACATCGTTGGTGGTGTTCCAGTACATAGCGCCCGTCAGCAGCGCTGCGCCGTCGTTATCCAGCGTAGGATCGGATGCCTTGGCGCCGAGATACCTGTCATCAAAAGAGTCGTAGGAGGCCGCTGCGGCGTTCTCAGAGACAAGAGCTGCAGCTGCGCTGTCAGACGACTTGATAGAGAAGTGGAGTGCTGAGTAGTCGTCGACCTCGTCGCCGCCGGCCGCTGCCGACACCAAGCTGTCTTCTGCCTTGTTGGCCCACTCTTCCGCCCATGTCACTCGCAGGTCTCCCTGTACGAGCCAGCTGGTCGTGGGGTTGAGCATCTGCCAACGGTTGTTGCTGTTGTCAAACACGGCCTCGTAGAACACGCCGACAGTAATGTCATCTGCCGTGAAGGCTACGCCGTCAGGAGCTACGAAGGACACGACGCCAACGCCGTCCACATTGAGTGTGCAGCCTGCAGTGTTCGCGTGTGTCGCGAAGAAGCCGACACGTAGTCCGTCCTCGTAGGCGGTGACCGGGTTCGTGCGGGTGACCACGTACGCGTTCGCGCTGCCGCTCTCGGTGCCGAGATGCGCAGTTACTTTCTCGATCGAAGTGGGGTCGGTGGGCAACAAGTCAAAGCCTGCGGTGACGCCGGACAGTTCATTGTTCATATCGTCCGATCGGACTTTGGTGCCCGGGACAAACGTTGATGCGAATGTGTAATAACTGTTAGCCATTTACCTCTGCAGCCTCCGTAGATCGTAATGCAGCGTGACTCCTTGCATGATGAAAGGCCGCGCTGTTGCTGATTCGTTGAATATCAGCATACTGATATTCGTCCCTGATCCGCCAAGACCGACAGATGCCGTCGATACGGTCTGCCCATCCCAGTAAAATTCATCCCAGTTGTCGACATCCCACAAGCCACCGCCTGCGTTGATCACGAAGTCCTGGTTTCCTGCCTTCGTCTCGGACCCGCCATACGTTAAATCGTATATGATCTTGAGAGTTAAGGGCTTTTGCGATTCCATCTCGAGAATCGCCCGGCGATACTTCTTCCGCATCGACGGTGTCTTCAGTTGATTATACACGAGTCGGACTGTACTGCGAATATCCGCCCCGTTGAAGTTGGTTCCTACCCCATTTTCATACACAAACCCATCATCAGAGGTGAAATAGTGCCTTTCGATGCCGCTTCCGTCCTCGGTGTCATACATCTGCTGTATGGTGATCGGGTATGACAGCTGCGAAAACTCCACTTTCGTGCGAGTTGCGGCACGGTTGGAGGGTTCCTGCCCTGCAGTCGGGATGTACATTACCAGGCCGGTGCCATCGTCAAAGTACAGCCGGTACTGGTTGGCGCTTCGGACGATACTCGCCGAGGTCGCCCGGTCTTTGTAGAGGTTGACCAGAGGCTGGACCAGCTGAGACACGGTGGCGCCCATGAAGGAGCCGAAGGCGTCAGTACGCGATATGCTGGTGATGCCGAGGTCGTCCAGACCGTAGACCGTGTCCATCTTCTGAGAGGTGTAGAGCTTGCCGCCGGTCTTTTCGCCGACCAGCTTGAGTTCCCAATCGTCAATCGTTTTGCCAAATAGGCCCTTTGTCTCGCGTTCTGACGTCACGACCAGCACGCCACCCACCACGCTGTTCAATCCGGTGATCTCGTCGCCCATGCCAAACTCTGCAGCGCCGAGGAATCCGTTGAAATGCAACGGCATGCCGACGACGGACTGCACCATGGACCCTCCAGGGAACGCCATGAACAAGTGGTTTCGGTGCTCTTCGATAAGGAACGGGGTCAGTGTGTCAGGAGGGCTGGACCCTGTGTACTCGGAGGCTCCTGCATTCAGCTGCGCGAACGTCGGCAGGAATATCGGGCTGACTATGTCGTTTTCATCGATTTCGAAAGCCGAATCGACGCCATTAACCCCATACGTACGATAAGTACCAGAACCACCAAAAAAGTTATGATTGACAAACTGATACACTCCACCGTCAGACAGGGCAAATGCCGCACTGGCACCGTCGGCATCCATGAGATGAATCGTTTTCGTAGCATCGTCACGTATTTCTTCGTTGTCCGAGAAAGTCCCTGTAACACTGGTCAGTACCAAGTATCCGATGGCATCGTTGGCCGATGTGGCTCCCGCCATATGAATGACCCGATGGACAGTTCCGACGGCAGTCGACGTGTTCCCGTAGATGACGTCGCCTTCTTCTGGCAGCGGCTCATTGGTGGTCCCACCTCCCAGGTCGAAGTATACGTAGACTCCCATTGTGATGAGTGTGTCGTCCCACCCAGTAGCGCTTCCTTTATGAAGGACTCCTTTAGCTCCTCCAACTTCGTCTCTAACAGCGTAGTTGGCAGCTCCACGTTGCCAGGTTCCTCGAACCGGGCCTTCACCTGGAACGACTGCAATGTCATCTCGGTAGCTATCTTGGGCTTCGAGGAGCCAAGTGCTTTCGATGTCATCGTCCGGAGCAAATCTTTGCACCGGGTCAGAATCGATTGTAAAAGCCGCGGTATTGCACGCGTCTCCGTCGGCGAAGTCCACACCAGTGAGCTTTGTGACTGCGATCGAGTCCGTGCCATACGTTCCGTCGTCGATCCAAATACCCACGCAGATACCAGAGGCGGAGGTGCTGTCTGCGTCAACAGTGTCTCCGAGAGACAGGCTTGAAGCATCTGAGACTTCAAATCCTGTGAATGTTTGCTCGCTGGGTCTGGGACTGCCATCGAATACCTCGTAACCATAGATGCGCCGGTAGCCTCCGTTAAACCACGGCTCATAGTTTACTAGGGAAAGCGCCATCCCAGGCGCTACACTAAGTGCAGGTGTAACTATATCAAGTCCGCCCCCTAAAGGAAAGTAGGCGGTTTTTGTGTTAGCTCTTCCGGCCATGATTCCCTCACTGGCTACCGATTACTTCGAAACTTCCTCCAGTGCGGAACTGGGCCTGGTGTTTGTTTGGTAACTGCTTGTTCTGCAAGCGTTCCAGAACCTCCGTGTACATCTCCTGCCCCTGCGTTTTGATCTCCGGCGCGTTCTCGTGGTTCGCATACAGGATCAACGCCCTGGCCAGGATAACGTCATGGAATTGCTCGGGAATCTTCGACACGTCTGCGTCTAGATCCAGATCAATAGGCGCCAAGTAGGCATCACCCGTGACCCGGTAAACCTGGTCAGGGGTAGGCTCAGCCTCCAAGGTGCCGTCATTCATAACAATAAGGCGGTACGGTGTCGACACAGAGTCGTCGCGCTCTTCCGACTTGATCGCATCATACTCAACGATTTCAAGGAAGTAAGGCTCGCCGCTGTCCGGGTCGTAGAGCTTGAAAGTCTTCTCATCCCAGAAGGATGCGCCCTGCAGGATGGGCATGTCCACGCTAAGGGCTGTCGTATTCTCGTCATACGCCGAGCGCAGAAACTTCCAGTTCGTCCAAAGGTTTTGGACGTATCTGTCTGCACGCCTGATCCAGTTGACGAACCGCTTCGCTTCGCCGCGCTGCGCCACCACAGTAGAGGGGGCGCTTCCTGCCGCCCCCACTTCTTCGTGTAGTTCCTGCACCAATTCGATGAAAGTGCTCATCCGTCAGTATTCTCCTCCGCTGCCAGGGCTGCACGGTTTTCTTTCCGGGCATCCAATACTGACTTTGGAATAGAGTTAATGTTGCCAACCTCCAGGATCATGCGTTCCTGCGCGGTCTTGGGCTCGACAGTGACGCCCTTGGCGTTCTTGACCTTGCGGGCACGCGGGGACGCCTTCGGCGCCGGGGCAGCTTTCCGCTTTGGCTTGTTCAAAGCTTCTTTGAGGAACACGCCTTTGGAGTCGAAGAAGTCGTAGTCCTGCATGTATGCCACGCCGGGGTCTCCTCGAACGATGCCATACGGCTTGTTGAAATCCATGTCCGCTTTATTGCGAGGTGTAGCCATGGTTAATCTCCTGCGTTGGGGTTGTCGACCTCACCTCTCAGCAACTCGTAATCGTTCGCTTCGTACTGGGTGTCGATCTTACGTACGCCGCTGTGGCCATCGGCCAGGTCAGCTGACGCTTGGAAACTGTCTGTGGTCAGAGGAGCTTCGGAATCCACCTCCCCGCAGCATCCTGCAACGGACAGAACATTGTCGTTCTTGCCTTTCATAGATCCCTCCTAAAATTAGAGAACCTGGGCCCGGAGGCCCAGGGTTGTCAGTTATACCAATCGATAGTCAACGTGATGTTCGCTGTGCCGGAGGCGGACTCGCCGTTACTCCAGAAAGCGACACCGGTGTCGGCAGCCAACTCAGGGATGTTTGCCAGGTCCGCTCGAGGGATGGCGTTGTACCCGCCTCCCGCTCCCGCGGTGATCGTGTGGGAGACAGCAAGATCGTTATTGCCGTCCTTCACGTCCAGTGTAGTGTCACTGGCGAACCCTGCAACCCGTACGGTGGCTATGTTGACTACCCGCCCCTTCATTCCTGCGGGGCCGACGAACCCATCTATGAGAGACACGCCGCTGTTGCAAGGTTCTGCTAGCCAGCGGTACGTCTCCCGTAGAGGGTTATCGTACTGGTAGTTGTTCCCGGACATCAGCAGATGTCGAAGTTCTTACCGTTCTTCGATGCGCTGGACCCGGCGGGGTTCTTGGTGATCCGCTGGGTGCTAAAACCCGGTGCGGAACTGTCGGAACTCTCGCTGGGAGCAGTGCTACCAGGGTTCAAAGGCTTCAGCACGCTGACGCCACCGGTTACACCGGCGCTGTCTTTGGCCTTGCCTGCTTTGAGATGGGAAACACTCATGGTTAAATACCTCCTAAGGCGTTAAGGGTTAAGACTGGACCAAGCTTTCGCTTAGTACCACTCGACAGTGACAGTGAGGTCAGCTGCGCCTGCAGTCGGCACGCCGTCTGCTTGCACTTCAACCACGGTGTCGGCCGGCAGTTCAGTCTGACCAACAACGTCAGCCTTCACTGTGGAGCCGCCGGTATACTGACCGGGGGCATTCGCTACGTCCGCAGTCACGGGCACAGCGAGTCCAGCGTTGGTGTCAACGGTTACAACTGCAGCGTCGTCAGTGTCCGTGGTGACAACGTGAGACACGTTGACAACGCGGCCTTTACGGCCTTCGGGGCCGATGAAACGGCCAACGACAGCAGCACTTGTCAGGGCAGCTGCGGGATACTGGTATGTCTCACGCAACGGCTTGTCGTACTGATAGTTATTCATAGTTCAATTACCTCCAAAAAGTTTAATGATAGTCGGGGTTGCCCCCGACTCTCAAGCTGCTATTGCCGCTTATGGCGTGTCAGCACTGTCGAAACGGATTATCCGCTGCTGGGCAACTGCCTGGTGCACGATGGCATAACCCAGTTCAGCGTACCATGCGATACCGCGCGAACGACCGTAGTCAGTCGGGATCTTACCGCGGACCTCTTCAGGAATCGCGATAGCTTCGACAACAGTGTCAGCACCGAAGAAGAACACCTGGTCAACGCCAATGACGTTGTTATGCAGGTTTTCAGCGATGTTGGTCTGCTCCACGAAGCGGATGCCTTCATAGCGGCCTTTCTCGCCGTTCATGATGACGTGCCAACCTTCAGAAACATACTGATGGATGGACTCCAGGTCGTCCTTCAGCTGACGGAGAGGACGAGGCCGGCCGACGGATACGTAGTGGTTGCCGTCATAGGTCGGGATCTCGCGTTCTGCCAGCTCATCAGCGATGATCTTGACATGGTCCGCGGTCAGCTTGTTGGTGGCCACTGTGGGCGTGCCGTTTTCCGTGATGGTGGCGGCAGTTGCACTGGTGGAGGTTGCCACGATGCCAGTCGAAGTGTTCACGAACTGGTTGTAGGCTGCGCGATCCAACGCTTTACGGGCGTCGTTCTTCAGTACCTTGTGGATAACTTCCGTTACCGGCTGCTCGGACAGATCGTCCAGCTTTTTGGTGTAAGGAACGCTGTTGCCATACTCGGTCACGATGACCTGACCCTGACTGATGGTGAAGCCAGTCTCGGGCATGGTTTCAGTTTCTTCCAGTGCCCGACCTTCGTCGGTTACATCACTGTAGACGTTCCAGTTGAAATATTCGCCAACGCCCGTGCCGAATGCTTCTTTCGCATCGCAGAACTGACGGAAGCGAACCAGCGGCTGCAGCGCAGTGCGCAGCTTCCGGCTGAGATTGGGCGACCACATATAGCCACCCAGCGAGTTTGTGCTCCATACTTGTGCCATGGGGTGTTACCTCCCTGTTAAATTAAAATTAGCTCCGTTTAAAACGCCTGGCCTCTCGCCTTTCGCATCTCAGCAACTGCGTCTCGCGGTGTCTGAGCAGGTTCCTCCACAACTCCCGTTGGGGCGGACTGCGACTGGGTCGTAGGCATGGGCCGAAGCTTGCGCTTACGTTCGTGTCGATCATTGGTTGTGGTATCCGCCGGCTTGGGTGAAGGGGACTTCATCGATTGGACCCATTCAGTCGTACGTTTACCCGCTTCCATCATGACTTCCGAGGTTCTGAAGGCTCGACCCTCCTCCGTCCACTCTTTCGCAATAACATCAGTCATGCTGTCTGCGTATCCGAACAGCGCTTCGTCCGCGGCAAGATCTGGATAGCTTTCGTTGAACTTTTTGAGTCCAGCGGCAGCGTCCTCTTTCGCATTCTTCACACCACGCCGCTTGTCTACCAGATTCGCGGCCTGCTCAACGAGTGCATTCTGATCGATCGGGGCTGCGTTGCTCTGCGGCCTCATCGACTTGAACACCTTCGCCAAGTGCTCTACTGCTTCGCCTTCGGTCCCCGCAAAGAGACTGCTGACGATGCCTTGGGCCTCGTTCTCGAGGTCCTGATCGCTCACGTCCGGCACTGTTGGCACAGATGGTGGGCTTGTTTCAGCAGGTGCTGCCAGCTTCGCTTTCAGAGCTTGCTCGGAAGCAAGTATCTGTTGTTCGCGCGCATCTAGCACCTTCTGTCGTTCGTTGGCATTCTGCAGTGAAACCTCTGCGGCTTCGTGCTTCTGCAGTTGCTGCCGTGCACGGTCGAGAGGGATGTACTTCTCTTCGCCGTTCACCTTGGTTACGAACATGGGCGTGTTGTTCGCCTCGTCCATAACGATAAAATCTGCCAGGGGGTCATCTTGAAATTCCTCCGGCAGGTGGTCGTTTTTCACACCTTCGGCCGGGGGATCTTCTGCGGGAGGATCTTGCTCCTTCGCAGCTTCCTTCTGCCCTTCCTGTTCTTCCTCAAGGGGTAACGGCGCCTCGTCGATGAGTCCTGCCATTTCCGCTTGTCGCTTCGCGTTGATCTTGGCTTCAATGCCTGCCATCAACTCTTCGCGTGGATCTACCTGCTCATTATTGTCGCTGCCTCGCGCGTCGTTGTCAACCCCTCCCTGAGGGAAGGAAAGTTCTTTCGGCGGATCGGCGTTGAAGCCCGAAGCGCCCTGCTGGGTGGTTTCGTCTGTCATAGTATTATCCTCGGTAGTTCTCTAGCTCCTGACTGGAAAATTCTCCTTCGGTGATGATGTCCGTGCAGTACTGGATAAACATCCTTGCAAGTTCTGCTTTCTGCTGGTGTTTCTTATACTTACGTCTGCCGAACATGCTGTCGACATTGCAGCGGGACATGGCTTCCATGGACTCTTCGAGGTCCTGTTTCGCGCGCCCGTGCAGGTACTTCCCTATATTCCCTCTGAGGAATGTCAGGGTCTCATGGCCGAGTCGAGCGCGCGCAAAATGCAGGCGTTCGGTCTCGTCTACGAATGTAATTCCGGAAAAATCTTGATCGTTGCTCATAATACCTCCGCCCTTAGGTGGGAAGTTAGATTAAATGCCTGATCCAGTTGACCTTTTGATTGAAAGCTCCTGGGATTTGTTCGCCTCTTTTACCGCGGCGATGTCACGTGTAGTCTTGTTCTTGTCTTGTTCTACGCCAAGTTTTTGATACAGCTCTTCCAGCTTGAGATCCTTGTCGGCCGCGATCTTGGCAAAGCCAAGCTCCCGATCCTGTTCCAGCCGCGCGACTTCTCTGTTGTCCCGCATCCGGTTCTCTTCCTCGCGAATCTCCAGCTCACGCTGCTTCAACGCTATCTCTGGCGGAGTGTCAGGTTCCTTGCCTTCTTGCTCCTGCGCGAACTCTTCGTCGGACATGAAGTACCGACTGGAATCCTTGTGGCCCAGCGCGCCGAATATTTCATCGGCGATCGGCTGGGGCTTAATCCTGGCTGCCATCCCTGGCATCTCCGCGGTCTTAGACACACCGAAGATGAGTTTCTCTACTCTGCGCACCGGATCGGTGTTGCCGATCCCCACATCAACCCGGCAGGTCAGTTCCTGGCGCAACACGCCGTCGGGAATTTCCTTTGTCCCGTACCTCTGCCAAATGCCTGAATCCTTGGCTGCAAGTGTCATGACTACCTCATCGGTCTCGTAGTACTGCTCCAGCTGTACACACTGACGTACACAAGGTTCCATCCAGGTTTCGATAAAGACCTTGATGGCGTAATCTTCCACTGCTCCTGCGGACTGTTCCATCAGTCCCATACCCCCAACGGTCTCGTTGAGGTTGCGGCTGTTCTGGACGCTGGACTGGCTGAAGCCGCCAACGATCTCATCCATTTCAACAGACAGCCTGTCTTGCTCCTGATAACTCGAGCCGGTCACATCCGGCGTGTTTACCACATTGACATCCTTTTCGGGGTCTCCCATCATGACGCCGCCACCGGGCACATTGCGTACCAGGGCGTCCAGGTCCACCTGGGCTCCGCGCTTGACGAAGTACCGCTTGTTCAGAACAAGCTTAACGTTATCAAGGCGTTGGTTAGCTACGTCATTGATCTCTACCTGCAGACCAGAGGCGAGTTCGTTGTCGCCGGCAGGGTAGTTCTTGTGCGCTTCGATGTTGCTGAAGCCTACTGTGAAGGGCCGCTGCCCTGCTTTGAGGTGCGGATATGCCTCCGTCAGTTTCATTGCGTCAGTCAGCACCATGTTGGTGCCGAGGGTCCAGAATACAACATCCTCTCCGTTGACTTTGACGATATTCATGTGCGCCCACACCGTGGTGAAGGCGTTCCCTTCCTGATCCCTATCGGGAGCAGTGCGATCTCGGCCTTCCCGGGCCCAGCGAGTCCTGCTGTACTCTTCCCTGCGAGACGTCAAGATGGCATTCAGATCGTACTTCCGCCAGGCGTTCTGGCCTACCTTGGTACCATCGTTCTGCATCATTTCCAGGACATCTCCCGCATACATCGGGAATAGACAAACGATGTACGGGCTTGATTCGGCTGGATTTCTCCAGTCGCACATGGGGTCAAACCGGAAATTCTCCGGCGGGATGTTGTCGATTTTAAGGGTGTCTTCCCTGACAGTGCGTTCCTCATAGCCCATCGATGTTTCAGTCCCGTCCTGGTCCATTTCGGTTACAGGCGCTCCGGCCTCGTCGAAAGCTGGAAGCACTTCCGTGTCTTCCTTGTAGCTCCAGTATTGATGGGTCACGCAAATTCCGTAGTTCTTGGTGTCCTGGTACGCTCCCTGTACGGTTAAGAACCACGGTATACTCTTCTCCAGTCGATACTGGAGCATTGTCTTACTGATCTTGGCGGACGCGATCTGGACTTCGTCGGTCGGGTCCTGTGCTGTAATTTGAACGAGTTCTTTTGTGGCGAACGCAGCGGCTGCCATGCCGGCTTCCTGAGTCTTGATGTTGGCTCGAGTTTTCGGCCGGAAGGTTCTGGAGCGCTTGAAGTTTTGTTTGTCGTACGAGCTACCTGGGGCGTGCTGACTGTTGAAGTGGGAGAGGTTCTTTTCCCACTGGTTGGTGATGTTGGCATCCATGTAGTCCGTTGATGTGCGGTAGATTTCTTCCGCGCGGGACAGCATCCATGCGTCTGTCTGGATCAGATCTGCGCTGGGCTCTTCCTCATCCGAGAGAAGGTCGCCCGTAGACACGCCGTCTGCAGGGCTCTCGCCGGGCGGATCTTGATCATCTCGGTATTCCGGGTACGAGGGGTTCGTGGTCAGGTTGTCCACGATCTCGTAGCTCGAATCCTCTTCCCTTTTATTCGGCAAACTCTATCTCCCTACCTGTCGACTGGCTCGGAGCCGATAGCCCCGAGGGCGTACTGCTCCAGGATCTTGGCTGCAAACAAGAGTCGTTCTACTGACGCCTTGCTGTGCGTGATCTGCGGCGTTTTGTCTCCGAACAGCTCGATCGACACGAAGGTCTCGAGATTCTCGGACGTGGCTAGGTGCTTGTTCGATACCATCCTGGCCTGCTCCGCACTATCGAGGGAGATCGGTACGACTTTATCTGTCACGTGATGATCCTCTTGGTGATGGGTTCCGGTGCCGCATCTGATGATATTACTTCATCCGAGAGGTCCCTGTCCAGGGTTTCAATAATGTCCGAGTCGAAGTGCCGTTCGCGGGACAGGTTGTACCGCTCCAGTATTTCACCCGCGGCGCGTTTGGCTTCTTCTTGTAGATCATGAAGAGACCGTCCTACCATGGTGATATAATAGCCTTTTTCAATAGAAAGGCTCGGACATGTCACACATATCATCTGCCCTTCGAGATCCACCATGACGCCCCATTGCCGGTTTGGGTAGGCGTTCATCAGCGAAGTGCCGACTCCTTTGGCCATCCAACTTTCGAGTTTGGCTTGTTTGACGGATTCGAGTTCCATCAAATGGATTTCGTTGTAATCTTCCACAAGCTCTTTGCCCATCCCTGGCATCCAGATACTCGCAGAGGCCGAATTTTTGTCAAATCGTGATCCGCTCATGCTATGTCCTCAAAGTGTGATTCTTCACATGTGTCGTAGAATTCCCGCATATTTTGCGGAGAAGTCATGTCGAATGTCCGCAAAACAGGGGGCCCTGGCTCCAGATCCTTTGTTTCAATGGCGATGCCGCACGAGGCGCAATACCGGCTGGCGCCCCAATTCAGTGGGTTCCCGTTGACATCGTACGCGTGCTCGATGTCAAACGTCTCGCCAGCCCGCGGCATGTGCTCGTAGAAGAGTGCGATCTGGTGGCACCGACTGTGGATCAGGGCGATCAACACTGCACCCCCGCGTCACGCAGGGATTCCAGGATGCCGCGCCACAGCCGCAGTGCACAGTTCGCGCACAGAGGAGTGACCTCGTCTGCTCCCACTCGATGAACCTCTCTGATATTGATCTTCGGCGGCTTGCCGCATTCTCGGCAACGTTCTCTGCTGGATACCTCGGTATTTAGAAACATTTGATTCCCCTATTCGTCCGGATCGAAGTAGTCGTCCGGCTCAAACGAATTCTTATGCAGATTACCAACTTCGTAGGCGTAGGTGTGCGCGATTGCGTCCCCTTCGTCCGGGCTATCCAGTCCTCTTTTCTTCATGTCGGCTTTGCGCTCCAGGCGCATCCGCTCTTTGTCGTCGTATCCGTACTCGATGCCAATAAGTGCACCCCTAGTCTCTGCATCATACGGCATATCCATACCAGTTTTCAAGGCGTTCCTCATCCGGTCCCACATTTCGATGCGTTTATTGTAGTAGAGGATCTCGTCGTCAGGCGTGGAGCCCGCATTGACCTCCATAACCTCATGACCTAGCTGGCGAAGTCGGTCGACCACGCCGGCGCCGACACCCACGCCGTCGACAAATACGATACCGGGCTCATACGCCTGCATCGCCACGACGATCTGGGTGACCAGCTGCATCGTACTGGCTTCCCTGAATTTCCGGATTTCATGGATTTTCCTGCCTTGTCGTATAGCTATGCAGGATTTATCGTCACCGAACCGGGCTACGTCGACGCCGAAGATGACCGGCAGGTGCATGTAGGTCTCGATCGGCATCTCTGTGGCCATGGCCAGATCAACGATATCCGAAGGAACGAACTGCATAGAGCCGGCGCGCGGGAATTCTCCACGGACGCGGACTCTGACGAAGTCTGAATCCTCGCCATATATCTTGACCCACTCTGCGATTTCCTTCTTGTTGGTCATCTTACAGGTGCGCGAGTCAATCTTGTGGTGCGCCCAGCGAGCGGAGTCTGATGTGTGGCAGTCGACAAACCGGCCGGTATTCTTGGTGGGGTTACCGAAGTTGAACCACATGGCCCGCGGCGTGGTCATGGCGCCCTCGGATACTTCCCAGATCTTGTCAGGGATACCGGAGGCCTCGTCGTAGATGACCAGCACATGCTGAGCGTGCAGTCCGGCGAACGCTTCAGAGTTGTGTTCAGTGTTCGGGATCGCGTTGGCGAACCAGGTCTCAGGGTGCTCTTTGTGCTTGAACGCGGTAGCGGACCAGACGAACCAGTGGCTATTGATCATCTGCTTGTGCCAGACAGACAGTTCTCGCCAGGTCTTGGTGTTGAGCTGATTGGTGGTGTTGGCCGTGATAACGGCGTTCAGATGGGGCCTGGTACTCATGGCCCACAGTACGATCCATGCCACCTCAGCGGATTTACCGATACCGTGACCCGAGGAGATGGATTCACGGACTGTGCATTCGGGGTCGTCTTTGAACTTTTGCCCTACCCGGTTAAGCTGGTCCCGCTGCCAGTCGTCCGGGCCATCGTGATCCTCGAGGAAAGTTCCCTTCTCTCCCCAAGGAAATGCATACATGACGAAACCGTACGGGTCGTCGTAGAACTCCGCAATGTCCTTTGTGATCTCGTCTTCGAATTCCGAATCGTTCATATCCAGCCCACGGCTGCAGACGCGAATAGCGCAGCCCAGGTCACCACCACGATGATGGCGAAGATGGCCCCTACGGCTGGGTTTACCACCGGCGCCGCTCCTCGACAATGATGTTCTTGCCCGTGTGGCCGATCGACAGGATGTAGTTCAGGATCGGGTTGCTGTGCCGGTCCTCGTTCCCGATGCCCAGAAGGGCATTCAGGAACCGGGTCCAGTCCTCTTTGCGTGTGGTGTGCCTGCTCATATCGCCAGGCTGTGCTCGTCATGCAGCAGTTCGAACTGGATAAACTTCGCATCCGGGCAGTTCGCCAGGGTGCCTTCCAGTGTGGCGACCATCTTCTGTTCGAAGAACCTGGCGCCTATGGCGAGGATCGCCAGCCGTTCTCCGCAGAACCCCGCTGCCCGCTCGGAGTGCGCATCGCTGCCGATGATGATGGGGATGCCCATCGGGGCCTTGTTCACCATCTCCAAAAACACCGACGGATCGAAGGTGGGGTGGATCATGATGAAGAACCCCTTGACATACTCTGTGTTGTAGTCTTTGTCCAGGCCAGCGATGATCTCGTTCATCGCCTCGATGTCGCCTGTCATTGAGATAATATCAGTCATTACTTTTCTCCTTACGTTTGTTGTGGGCTTGCTCTTTACGCCGGCGGGCCTCTTCAAGCCGTGCGGCGTGGTCTACTACGATGTTCGCTTCCAGGTCGACGCGCTTGCGGTCGCCGAACCGCTTGAAGCTCATGCGCTCGGCTATCCACTGGCGGGACTGGACTCTCAATCTTGAACGGTTCACGTTGGCGGCGTTGCCCTTGCCGTCGGCTGTCACGTCATCCGAGTCATCGTCGGAGATGGTCAGGATGTCGTCGATCGCCATCTTCTCGGCCTGAATCTCGCGCGCCGCGTCGTACATCTCCTTGACGACGGGGTCTTTGAGCAGTAGCTGGTAGAACTGGATCTGGACCTGGTTGCCGTCCTCGAAGGTATACTTGGCCACCGTATCCTTGACCGTGGCACCCATGGCCACCTCCGCCAGGATGTTCTCTACCTTCTCGACGTCCCAGTTCCGCCACAGCGCTGCGAGCTTGGCATCCTCCCACTGGGCCTTGGCCTTGGGGTCGGTGCGCAGATGCGCTTCCATCGCAAACTTACGGATGTTGGCCTGCTCGATGGCATTCTTGGTCGAGGTGCCTTCGGTGACCAGGCCGATGCAATGCGTCCACTGTGCGTCAGTGATGCGGGAATTCTTGGAGCCTTTCGCCGTCTTGGAGATGTTGTTCTTCTTGCTTCTCGTGCCGCACGGGATATATTCTCCCTCCACATCGTGGGGGAGGTTCGGAAGCTTTTTGCTGTGGGCGACGGTCACGCCCTATGCCTTAAAGGTCTTTGAAGGGGTTGTGCTTGGGCTTTTCGTACTTACGTACGCCGCCGCCAAATCGGTAAACATCATACGGTCTCTCCTTACCGTCGAGCGCAATTACCAGTCCACGAATCTGGACTTTCCTGAAAGTCGGTGGTCTGTCAGGTCTGTTGGCCATGTGCACTCCGGTTCTTCTCCTGGTAAAAGAGCCGGTCTCCGCTACCAACGTATGACCGGCAAAGGACTATCACCGAACCAATGGCCAACCAGGAGAATGAATTGACCATCAGGACAGATCGATCGTACCACCAGAAGGGACCCTTTTCAAGTGCATGAAATTTTCCCAAAAATTTTTATAAAAATCAACACAGTACCCAATTTGGGAACTATCGTACCCATTCTGGGGTACTCGGGATCTGGGTTACCGGGGTACTGAGTATCACATTTAAGTGATTAAAAAAGTTACAGAAATTACATATACGTGATCTCTGTGGGAAAATGCTCTGCCTCTGAGATTGAGGTATGACAGGGGGAGCGCGTCCAAGGGCGTCTCCGATCGGAACCCCGATATCCGAGTTGATGGGACCCTTTTTCCCTGGCCTCATCCAGTTTTGTCCAGCCCCTCAGATACCCGGTTACTGGGCACATGAGGCAAGGCCTTGACCACTACATATTGTGTCACCCACACGCGCGAGGCCCTACATCTGGGGTTACGTGTTAGCTTCTGAGCAGCATAACTGTGCACCCATGGGCAGGCCTACGGGCACGCTACCCATGCACACCCACACTGTCATTGAATGTCATGATGTACCCCAAGCTGTACTAATGACTAATGGTGTAAGTGTATGATAACCCTAGCTATTAGCTGTATTAATGACAGGCATCAAAACCTTTCATTGGCGCACCGCCTGCAATGGTCGATACTGGTG